ATGCCTGTTCGTAGGCTTGCGATTGAGGCCATTAGGCGAACTTCACAATCCTGTAAGGGTCAACCAACTGAGCAACATCAGGATCAAGGCGTGAACCGACACGGATAAAGCCCAAGTCTGGTGAACTAAGAACACCAAGCGGTGAGTCTAGGCGCTTGAAGATTCGGCTCGCCTGGATGATTGTTGCTTGCTTGATAGCGATAGGGATAGCCGACCAACCCCAAACGCCTGTAACCTTCACCAAGCCCTCACCATTGTAGATTGGGAAAGTGTAATCACCGATTGCTCGCAAGCCGTTGTAAGGCACAGGCAAGCCGTCTACACGCCCATTGAGCGGTAGCACCTCATAGTCGCTTGCTTGCCAAATAGTGTCATAAGTGCCGTCTGCTGAGAAGTCGGTTGCAACCTCGCTGATAGAAACAGCGTCATCAATGTCGGTCTGATAGTCATTGGTGGCTGCGTAGTAGCGAGCGGCTGTGCCAGCGTTGTAGAACGAGCGAGCGGTGTATGAGTCGAGCAGTCTAGACGCAGACTCAATAGCCATCTCTAAAAGAGAATCGTCAATAGTGTCTGTAATGCGAAGGGCAGATTTGACTTCTGCTAGTGTCGCGTAACCGTTCGAGATTGCCATAGTTCTATTCTACCGCTTTGCTAACCGTGCCTTAATGTCGGTGCTAGAGATGCCCTGAGTGTAAGGGATGTAAACCAAACCAATGCCACGCTCGTCAAGCCAATCCTGCGTAAAGGCCATCTGCGTGTAGTAGTCGCGCCTAGCCCAGTCCGAGCCAACAACAATTAAATCAGGCTTGACATACTCAATCGCTGGCTTACTATCTGCACCGCCAACATTCGGCACAACGCCATCAACCCACTTCAAGTGCATCAAAGCGGCGGCTCGCTCGGCATAGTTCATAACCAGCCCTTTGCCCTTGTAGGCAATGATGAACTCATCGGTGTTTAGAGAAACAATTACCTTGCCGTCTGGCCCTGCAAGTTCTCGGCATTTCTTTAGGAACTCACCATGCGCCCAATGTAGAAGGTCAAACGAACCGCCCGTGTAGACCGTCAATCCCATCTGTTTGCCCTTCTAGTCTTGAGAGTCCAACCGCCCTGCGTGAAATCGCCCTCGGCTTGCTTGTCATCGAACAGCCTCATGTTAGCTGCGAATGATTTGGAGTTCACCGCTTGATAACCGCTATTAAGAGTTGAACTATTTTCGTGATGCACCGTTGCAGGAATGTGATTGATTGCCACACCATGATGGCGCACACGCCGCTCAAGATCATTGTCATCAAAATATAGGGGATAGAAGCGTTCGTCATAAAGTCCAACCTTGTCAACCATGCCTTCACCAAACACAACCGCAGACCAGGGTGGGTTGATGTCTAAGAAGTTGAGCGCCTCGGTGTCTACCTGTTCGCTAACTGTCTGCAACGCACCAGCCTCAAACCATGCGTCATCGTTCACTAGAAGCCAATAGGGGGCATAAGGGGTTGCTTTGATAACCAAGTTCCAAGCACCAACTAAACCCAGCCCATAAGGCACACGGATGTGCCATTGATGTTTTACAAAATCAGACTTAGGGGCAACCCACTCGCCCGTGCCAGAGTTATCCACAATGACAAGATGTTCAACAGGGTAATCAATCGAGGCAATCAAACGCTCGGCAAGGTCAAAGCGTTTCAGCGTAGCGAAACCAATAACCGGAATCATTTTGACTTTTCTAGCAAGCGACCAATAACAGGTAGCCAATGCTTCTGCCAAACGGTATCAACATCAAACTGTTTAGCAAAATCAATAGCAACCTGGCTAGTGCCACGCTCAGCCTGATAAGCCTCTTCTAGTGCGTTCACAATCGAAGGCACAAGCGGCATCTGCCAGAGAGCGTTCTGCCCAGCATCCCACATAGGCTGGCCTTCAACCATCCAAGAGTCGTCAGCAAGCAAGTCAGGGGTTGCGCCCCAACTTGAACCGATTACTCTCGTGCCACAGCTTTGTGCCTCAACCGTAGGCACTCCAAAGCCTTCACCGTAAGAAGTAGCCAGCAACACATCCATAGCGGTGTAAAGCCCAGCAAGGGTTTCTTGCGAAATGCCGTAACGGTAATCAACAAACGGTGGGAACATAACCGACTCTTTAGGGATACCGAAAGAAGCAAGCAATGGAAGCAACTGCCAACCACCAAACGACCCAAGCGGATCAGTGTGCATATACAAGACCGCATCAGGGTGTCGCTGGCGGAAGATGCTGAACGCCAAAAGGTTCTCGCTGAAAGCCTTGCGGTGAATCAGCCCTGAAGCCTTATTAGCCGCAACCATGCCCACAACAAACTCATCAGTCAAACCCATGTAATCACGAGCAGGTTGCCCCTCAATGTCATCAGTCGGCTTGAAGATTTTAGTATCAATGCCGTGAGGCACATACTCACACTCAATGCCCTTAGCCTCCATCTGCCTGACACCATTCAGCGCCATAGCAATCGGGGTGACATTTGACTTACGCAAAAACTCTTCAACCAAAGGGGGCATAGAAATGTGGTCGATTGGAGTCCACCAACCCATGTTGACCTTATCCCATTGTTTGCCCTTGATAACCCAGCAGTCATACAGACCGATAAGAGCATCAGGCAATTTAGGGTTCTGCGATTTCCAATGAGCATGGTGCATCGGGCCAACATCGTTCGAGTAGCCTTCAGAGCCTCGAGGGTAATGAGGGATAGAACCAAACTTGGTCTGGTATGTAGACACATTGCCTTCAAGCCCATAGTTAGACAAGGCGGCAACCTTAGCGCCATCACGCTTCAAGCGGTCAACTAGATAGCCGGCCTGTTGCCCGTAACCTGTTGGCTGGTTAGGTGAGTTAGACCAGACTGAGATTGTGCCGTTTATTTTAGGCTTGCTCATTTGTTCCCTTTCGTAGTGATTCTAAGTTAGCATAAAAAAGAGGAAACCCCCGAGCCTACGCACTCGGGGGTTTCCGGTCTTGAAGCAGGGTTTAGCTTGCGCCGCCCTTGAAGTAGACGACATGGCTAGAGTGCGTTAGCGCACCGTCAAGCCTAGTCAATCCGCGATAAGTCACGGTGTCGTTAGCAAATGCGTATTCGGCTGACTGGTCAACGCGAACGCCGCCAGCAACACGAACCTTGAACGATGCAAGGTCACCGAAGATAACTGACTTTGCGCCAGTCGCTACGGCTGCCATTGCAGGGTTCTCGTAAACTGCGTAACCGAGAAGGGTTGCAGCCTGACCAGGAACAGCTGAGTCAGTCCAGATGTATGAACCGTTGCCATCCTTGAGCTTACGAGCAGTTGCTAGACCAGACTTAGCCATCTGGAAGCCGGTGCTTGGAAGCATACGAGCTGAGCCATCGATTGCATAAACAAGGTCGATTAGGTTCTCGTAGCTGAACGCACCGCTCACGGCAGTCGATCCAGTAACAGCCGAACCAGCAGCGCCAACCAACTTGGTAGTTAGAACAGAGTTGGTCTGGATACCAATTGCCTTACCAAGTTCCTGAGCGATGTATGAGGTGATGTCGAAGCCAGCGTCTGCAACAAGTTCCGAGGCGACCGACACCAAAGCCCCATACTTCTCCGCGCCCAAGGTAATTGACGAAAAGACGGGATTACTTTCAGCGATTGCTGAACCAGCTGCAACTGATCCTGCTGATGAGATAGCAGTAACGGTTGGGATAACTAGGTTCTCGCCTGAAGCGGTGTTGAATACCTCTGAGGTGGTAAGAAGCGGGCCGACCATTGAGGCCACTTCGAAAACACGGTTGTAAAAACTTTGTCCCACCGTGTTCGAGCTAGGAACTAGAGCTGCACGAGCCTCACGAGCGAACTCGTGTCCACGAACCTCGCCACGAGCAATTGCGCGTAGAAGGTCTGCATCGGTTGAGGTTGCTGCGGTAGCAGGTGCGAACGAAGCGGCTGCCTCGGTTGCCTGAGCTGAACGCTCTTCTACACGCTGTGCAGTTGCGATTGAAGCATCGCGCTGTGCGATGTCTGCCTCTAGGCGCTCAATCTTCTGGGTTTCTTCGGCAGTTAGTCCACGCTTCTCACCCTCGGCAAAGTCGATAACTTCGCGCATCTGGGCAATAAGGTTTGAACGAACTTCTGCCTGTGACTTGATGAAGTCTGACATGATTCTCCTTTTTAGAAATTGTTAGGGTTTATGCCTGACGCGCCAACGCAGAACAGACTAGGGCCGAGCTAACTCAGAACCTTGTATATATCCTACAACGGGTTTGTATAGTCGCTACAAAAAAGAAACGCCCCTGACCGAAAGGGAGTAAGGTCAGGGGCTTGCGCGCTCTATGAGGGGTTAGCGCGCTTCTTTCGCGGCAACGATACGAACTTCTTTGGTCGCTTTGCCGGAGTCTTCGAGCAGGTCAATCAGTTCTTTGATAGCGCCCACTTCTGGGTCGCCGCCGATTTCTTTGATTACTGCGATAGCGGTTGCAATGTCGTTAGGAGTAGCCATTAGATTCCCATCATTAGAAGGTCGAGTTTCTTTTTCTTTAGCGCAAGAATGTCGCCCTGCACTTCTTCGACCTCTGTGGTCTTAGTTAGTTTACCAATAACCTCGGTAACAAGTTTGCCCTGCTCAGGGTCAAGCTCTTCGCCTGACTCGATACGCAATAAAGCATCAGCAAGAACATCGGCTGAAATGCCGTCTACTGACCGCACCGATACCGTGCCAGAAGTCTGCTCATACGCTGGGGTTGATACAAGGCTAACCTCGTAAAGCGAAACATCTTCAAGGTAACGAGTATTTCCATCCTGCGACCAAGAGTCTTTTTTGACTGAGAAGCCAAAAGACATAGCATCAATGACACCGGTGCGAACCAGTTCAGAAATGTCACGCCCGAGAGTAGTGTCTGGCAAAGTAGCAGTAACCTTTAGACCGCGAGCATCTTCAGCCAACTGGAGTGAGCCGTTACGGGTTGAGGCTAGTGGGTTTGAGGTGTCGTGATTCCATAGCAACATAATGCGGTTGCGTGACTGAATTGCTCGCTTGAAAGCACCAGGCTTGACAATCTCGGTGAACGGCAACGGAAGGCTAGGCTCATTGAATACTGAGGCGTAACCTGTAAAGGTGCGACCATCGCCTTCGGCTCGCAACTCAATGTGGTTAGTGCGAACTTCACCCTTACCGAGCGAGCGACCTTCAGCGCCTTCTAGTTTGGCAAGCGAGCGCTTAGAACCAATGACGGAATAGCCCCTTTGGAGTATGGCTATGTTGAACCGCATCGACCTCTTGGCCCTGTTGGTCAGCAATTTTGGGATTCCATCTTTGGCGCTGGCGAGATGTGGATAAGCATCAAGACTGATACCGCTTTGGTGCAGATGTTGTGCGAGGCTTATGACCGCCGTGAACGGTTGCGTGAGATTTGGGAAACTAATCCAACTGACCGCCCTGTGAACATGAGCTTGATTGAGATTGAGAAGCAAATCATCTCGGGGCTTTCGTTGCTTGGGTTTTCACCGGCTGATCGCACTCGTCTTGGTTTGGTGTCGGCTAAGACTAAGAGCAAACTTGAAGAGCTACTAGCGAAGAAGAATGACCGCAACTAAAGCTTGGCCTCCTAAGTGGCTGACTCCTATTCCCGATGGTGCGTGTGAGCGTGGCGATGGCGACTTGGCTGTGGACTTTGCGGAGTTGTTTGGGTCGATTGGTAAAGATGGTATTGCTGGAACTCGTGGCACTAACCTTGTGTTCCGTGATTGGCAGAAGGAACTGACTCGGGCGGTTTATGCTCGTGATGAGAATGGCGACCTGTGTTTTCAGACCTTGCTAATTGGAGAGCCACGCAAGAACGGTAAATCGGCTTGGGCTTCTGCCACCGTTGCCATTTTCAAACTCTTTGCTGAGGGTGTCAGCGGTGCTGAGATTGTGATTGCTGCTGCCGAAAAAGAACAGGCTCGCATCATCTTCGAAGAATGTAAGCGCATGATCGTGGACAGCGAGTTAGGCGAGATGTGCAATGTCTACAAAGACAGCGTGTTCGTGCCTAGTTCGGGCAATGTGCTAAAGGTTGTTTCGGCTGAGGCTTACTCAAAAGAAGGCTACAACCCTAGCTGCGTAATCATTGACGAGTTACACGCTCACCGTGACCGCGCCCTTTTCGATGTGTTCTCGCTGGCTATGGGTAACCGAGGCAAGATTGCTCAGTTGTATTGTGTGACTACTGCCGGAACTCGCACCGACTCAACAGGCAACGACTCTATTGCTTACAGCCTTTACCAATACGGCAAGCAAGTTGCTAATGGTGAAGTGATTGACCCAACCTTTTTCATGGCCTGGTGGGAGGCTGACGAAGATGCAGATCACCGCTTGCCTGAAACTTGGGCATCGTGCAACCCTGGCTTTGATGACTTGGTGAGCGAGGCTGACTTTGCTTCGGCAGTCCGTAGAACGCCCGAGGCTGAGTTCAGAACCAAGCGACTAAACCAATGGGTGAACAGCAAGATGGCGTGGCTTCCTGCTGGCATCTGGGATGCGCTCGCCGAAGATTGGGAACTAACCCCAGATGATGAGTATGTGCTTGGCTTTGACGGTTCGTGGTCTGGCGACTCAACTTCTATCGTTGCCGTTGCGATGCCGCTTGAAGAGGGTGGCCCTTATCGCGTGAAGCGTGTTGCTTCTTGGGAGAAGAACTTTGCCGTTGACGATGACTCGTGGCGTGTTAGCAAGGATGAGGTTACGGCTTGGCTGATGGCGTTTCATACCCAGTTCCCTCGTATGCGTGAGATGGCTTGTGACCCGTCTTACTGGTTTGATGAGTTGCTACTGTGGCAAGAGTCGGGCGTTCCCGTTGTGATGTATCGCAACAGCCCTGAGCGCACCGTGCCAGCGACAGGCAAACTGTTTGATGCGATTATGAATCAGAAGTTTATTCACGATGGCGACCCTGCTCTAAGCCGACACATTGACAACTGTGTGCTAAAGGTTGACCCTCGTGGCGCTCGTATCACTAAAGATTACAAGCAACCAAAGCTCAAGGTTGACAACGCTATTGCTTTGATGATGGCTTATGATAGGGCATCGGCTAGAATGGAAGAGGAAATCATTCCTCAGTTTTATGCATAGGCAGGTTTAGATGGCAAGCATCTTTGATAGGTTCAAGCGTGAAGACCGCGCCATTTCGTTTCAGACCGTTTGGGGCGCAGGTGGCGATGTAGTTGTTGGCAACTATTCGGACACGATGGTGAATGGTAAAACTGCCTTCAGCCTTGTGCCTGTGTTCTCAGCAATCTCGCTAATCAGCGACACCATTTCAACTCTGCCTGTTGATGCTTATCAGCGTATTGATGGCAACCGTAAGCCTTACCGCCCGAAGCCGTCTTGGGTTGATCAGCCAGATGTTGACCAAACTCGACAGGGCCACTATCAGTCGGTGCTTGTTTCGTTACTTATTTGGGGCAACGCTTATGTGCGTATCTTCCGCAACTCTCAGGGCGAGGTTGTCAACCTTGTAGCCTTAGACCCTCAGAAGATGGAAGTTACTCGCTCGGCTATTGGGCGCAAGCTGTTCCACTATGAGGGCGAAGAGAAGGTGCTGACTTCTGACGAGGTTATGCACCTAACCGATTTGCTTGAGCCTGGTCACATTGTTGGTGTGGCTCGTGTAGACCGTTTGCGTGAAGCGCTTGGTCTTGGTATTGCGTTGCAAAACTTTGCTGCCGCTTTCTTTGGTCAGGGTGTCACCGGCTCGCTGATTGCTGAAGTGCCTGGCAACATAACCCCCGATCAGGCTAAACAACTCTCTGACTCAATGTCTAACCGTCATGGCGGTTGGCGTAAATCTGGGCGTGTGCCTGTGCTTTCAGGTGGCGCAACCCTCAAAGATGTTTCGGTCAAGAACGACCAAAGCCAGTTCATTGAGTCACGCCGTTTCTTTGTCGAAGAAGTAGCTCGCTTGTTCAACATCCCTCTAAGCATGATGGATGTGCCTGGCGCGGCAAGTTACGCCTCGGTTGAAATGAACGCTATCCAGTTCGTTACCCACACTCTACGCCCTTACATTGAGAAGATTGAATGGTCTTACTCTCGCTTGTTGCCTGAGCAAGCGTTCCTAAAGTTCAATGTTGATGGCTTGCTTCGAGGCGACTTCAACTCACGCATTACCGCTTACTCGGTTGGTTTGCAGTCTGGCTTTATGAGCATCAACGATGTTCGCCGTATTGAAGACATGACCCCTGTTGTTGGTGGCGATGAATACCGTGTGCCACTTGCCAATGTGAACCTCTCGGCTTCTAACTTGCCAGAGCAAGAGGGCAAGGTGTCTATGGCTCAGAAGATGATCGCTGTTGGTTTTGAACCTGCCGAAGTTCTAAAGGCTCTAGGCTTGCCACCAGTCGCTCACACAGGTGTGCCGTCTACTCAGTTGCAAGCGGTCAATACTATCGACCCCGTTGACCCAGCGAGCGTTTACGGAGTCTAATGGCTATCACTAGCGGTCAGATGACCATCGGCACTACCCCTCAGCAAATTGACGGGCTAAACACCAACTACCAAAATCTGATTATTCAAAACGACAGCAACACAACCAAGCTGCTGATTGGTGGCCCTAATGTGACCGTTGCTAACGGCATGAAACTAAGCGCAGGGCAAACCGTTCAAATGCTAGTGCCGCCGCTTCAAAGCCTTTGGATTGTTTCAGACACAGAAAACCACGCCGTTTCTTGGCTTAGATGGGATAACTAAATGCCTTACTACATCACGCAAGAGAACCCTGACTGCTCAGGCTGGGCAGTAGTCGATGAGGCTAACGATGTGCTTGGTTGTCACCAAGATAAACAGTCGGCTATTGATCAGGCCGTTGCGGTTAGCATCAACACCGAAGAACCGTTCGAAGGCGAGCGAGCAGCGGTTGATTCTTTAGCGCCTGGCGACTATGTGTCTTGGAATGTTTTCGACCCTGAGATTTTGGCTGAGGTTGAAATGGTTAGCGGTCAGATGGCTGTCGTTCGTATCTATGAAGAAGATGACGGCATCTTTAGTGCCACCGACAAGTGGATGATTATGAATGTTTTCAAACTTGAAAAAGTGCACGCCCTGAGATGGTTGCCGAGAAGTTCGAAGAAATCGAAACCGAAGCTGAACCCGTGCTTGAGCAGGTTCGTGCAATCAACGAAGGCGCACCGGCTTACATGAGAGCCGCAGCTCGTAGAGGGCTAGAGTATTACGCCGATGGTTTGGCTGGCGATGGCATTGTCGAGCGCACCGTTCGTGAAGCCCGTGAAATGGCTGACGGCACAATCTCAGACGACAAGTGGATTCGCATTGCCGCTTGGATTGCTCGCCACCTTGTAGACCTAGACAGCCCTGATGCAGACCCTTCATCAGAGAACTACCCTTCGCCTGGCGTTGTGGCTCATTTGCTTTGGGGTTCAGGGCCATCGAAGCGAGCAGCAGAGCGCACCCTAGCGTTTGCTGAATCGGTTGTTGCTAGAATTAGGGAAGAAGAAAGAGGCACTATGACTGATGAGGTTATGGATGAGTCACGCACTAAATGGCTGAAGGTTGCTTACAGCATCATTGCCAAACTAGAAGGCGCTGAAGGTCGCTCACTCGGTAAGGGTGAAGTTCGCACTAACCACATCGAGTTGCGAGCCGAAGGCGATGGTCGCACCTTTACAGGTTACGCCTCAGTATTCAACGAGCCTAGCCTTCCGTTGCCGTTTACCGAGATCGTCAAGCCTGGTGCTTTCAAGCGAGCAATTCAATCACGCAACCGCATCATGCTGTTGTGGAATCACGACACCTCAAACCCACTAGCCTCAACCCGTAACGGTTCACTCCAGTTGGCTGAAGATGCTCGCGGTCTAAAGGTTACTGCTACCTTGCCAGACACGACTCTTGGCCGTGACATCGCAGAGCTTGTTCGCACCGGTGTGATTGACGCTATGTCTTTTGGCTTCTCAGTCAAAAAAGACTCATGGTCACAAGACGGAAATACCCGTTACCTTGAAGATGTTTCGCTTTATGAGGTTAGCCTTGTGTCAACCCCAGCGTATGAGCAGACTTCTGGAACTGTGTCAGTCCGATCAGTAGACGGCATTTCAGCCGATGTTCTTGCAGACGCTTTGTTGCGTATCGAGTCAGGCGAAGAACTTGACCCTGAGCAGGGCAAACTTGTTACCGAGGTTATTGGTAAACTAACTAAGACCCCAGAGGTCGAAGAAGTGCAGGGCGACATTCTTGCGCTAAAGAAAAAGAAACTCGACCTCCTAATGATGGGAATCTAATGGCTACTCCAAACGACATTGCAACCGCAATCGCAGTAATCAAAGAAATCGGCGGCGACCCAGAAGTGGGCGCTATCAAAGAACTGATTGACCTGCTCGAAGACTCCGGCAAAGCGACCAAAGAAGTTCGCGTTACTGCCGTGAAGGAAACACGCTAACCCCTCATTGAGCGTGTAGCCCCTAGCCTTACTCCCTTTCGGCTAGGGGCATTTCTTTACCCTTTTGTGGCGACCCTACAAACCCGTTGTAGGATATATACAAGGTTCTGAGTTGGCTCGGCCCTAGTCTGTTCTGCGTTGGCGCGTCAGGCATAAACCCTAACTATTTCTAAAAAGGAGAATCATGTCAGACTTCATCAAGTCACAGGCAGAAGTTCGTTCAAACCTTATTGCCCAGATGCGCGAAGTTATCGACTTTGCCGAGGGTGAGAAGCGTGGACTAACTGCCGAAGAAACCCAGAAGATTGAGCGCCTAGAGGCAGACATCGCACAGCGCGATGCTTCAATCGCAACTGCACAGCGTGTAGAAGAGCGTTCAGCTCAGGCAACCGAGGCAGCCGCTTCGTTCGCACCTGCTACCGCAGCAACCTCAACCGATGCAGACCTTCTACGCGCAATTGCTCGTGGCGAGGTTCGTGGACACGAGTTCGCTCGTGAGGCTCGTGCAGCTCTAGTTCCTAGCTCGAACACGGTGGGACAAAGTTTTTACAACCGTGTTTTCGAAGTGGCCTCAATGGTCGGCCCGCTTCTTACCACCTCAGAGGTATTCAACACCGCTTCAGGCGAGAACCTAGTTATCCCAACCGTTACTGCTATCTCATCAGCAGGATCAGTTGCAGCTGGTTCAGCAATCGCTGAAAGTAATCCCGTCTTTTCGTCAATTACCTTGGGCGCGGAGAAGTATGGGGCTTTGGTGTCGGTCGCCTCGGAACTTGTTGCAGACGCTGGCTTCGACATCACCTCATACATCGCTCAGGAACTTGGTAAGGCAATTGGTATCCAGACCAACTCTGTTCTAACTACCAAGTTGGTTGGCGCTGCTGGTTCGGCTGTTACTGGATCGACTGCCGTGAGCGGTGCGTTCAGCTACGAGAACCTAATCGACCTTGTTTATGCAATCGATGGCTCAGCTCGTATGCTTCCAAGCACCGGCTTCCAGATGGCTAAGTCTGGTCTAGCAACTGCTCGTAAGCTCAAGGATGGCAACGGTTCATACATCTGGACTGACTCAGCTGTTCCTGGTCAGGCTGCAACCCTTCTCGGTTACGCAGTTTACGAGAACCCTGCAATGGCAGCCGTAGCGACTGGCGCAAAGTCAGTTATCTTCGGTGACCTTGCATCGTTCAAGGTTCGTGTTGCTGGCGGCGTTCGCGTTGACCAGTCAGCCGAATACGCATTTGCTAACGACACCGTGACTTATCGCGGATTGACTAGGCTTGACGGTGCGCTAACGCACTCTAGCCATGTCGTCTACTTCAAGGGCGGCGCAAGCTAAACCCTGCTTCAAGACCGGAAACCCCCGAGTGCGTAGGCTCGGGGGTTTCCTCTTTTTTATGCTAACTTAGAATCACTACGAAAGGGAACAAATGAGCAAGCCTAAAATAAACGGCACAATCTCAGTCTGGTCTAACTCACCTAACCAGCCAACAGGTTACGGGCAACAGGCCGGCTATCTAGTTGACCGCTTGAAGCGTGATGGCGCTAAGGTTGCCGCCTTGTCTAACTATGGGCTTGAAGGCAATGTGTCTACATACCAGACCAAGTTTGGTTCTATCCCTCATTACCCTCGAGGCTCTGAAGGCTACTCGAACGATGTTGGCCCGATGCACCATGCTCATTGGAAATCGCAGAACCCTAAATTGCCTGATGCTCTTATCGGTCTGTATGACTGCTGGGTTATCAAGGGCAAACAATGGGATAAGGTCAACATGGGTTGGTGGACTCCAATCGACCACATTTCTATGCCCCCTTTGGTTGAAGAGTTTTTGCGTAAGTCAAATGTCACCCCGATTGCTATGGCGCTGAATGGTGTCAGGCAGATGGAGGCTAAGGGCATTGAGTGTGAGTATGTGCCTCACGGCATTGATACTAAAATCTTCAAGCCGACTGATGACATTGAGGGGCAACCTGCTCGTGATTACATGGGTTTGACTGATGAGTTTGTTGTGGGCATGGTTGCGGCTAATAAGGCTTCAGGGCTGATTCACCGCAAGGCTTTCAGCGAGAACCTTTTGGCGTTCAGCATCTTCCGCCAGCGACACCCTGATGCGGTCTTGTATATGCACACTGATCCGCTTGGGTCGTTTGGTGGTTGGCAGTTGCTTCCATTGCTTGCTTCTTTCGGTATCCCTAAAGAGTCGGTTATGTTCCCACCGTTTGTTGATTACCGTTACGGCATTTCGCAAGAAACCCTTGCTGGGCTTTACACCGCTATGGATGTGTTGCTGGCTACTTCTTACGGTGAAGGCTTTGGAGTGCCTACGGTTGAGGCACAAAGCTGTGGCACGAGAGTAATCGGTTCAAGTTGGGGCGCAACCCCTGACTTGCTTGCTGACGACTCTTGGATGGTTGAAGGCCAGCCTATGTGGGATGCTGGGCAGAACGCTCTCTGGCAGATGCCGCTTGTGCCTTCGATTGTGAACGCACTAGAAGAGGCTTATCAGGCTGAGCGTGGCACTAGCCAGGTTGCTATTGATTTTGCTAAACAGTTTGATGTTGATACCGTTTGGCAGAAGCATTGGCTACCTGTTATTGGTCGCTTGCTAGAAAAGTCAAAATGATTCCGGTTATTGGTTTCGCTACGCTGAAACGCTTTGACCTTGCCGAGCGTTTGATTGCCTCGATTGATTACCCTGTTGAACATCTTGTCATTGTGGATAACTCTGGCACGGGCGAGTGGGTTGCCCCTAAGTCTGATTTTGTAAAACATCAATGGCACATCCGTGTGCCTTATGGGCTGGGTTTAGTTGGTGCTTGGAACTTGGTTATCAAAGCAACCCCTTATGCCCCCTATTGGCTTCTAGTGAACGATGACGCATGGTTTGAGGCTGGTGCGTTGCAGACAGTTAGCGAACAGGTAGACACCGAGGCGCTCAACTTCTTAGACATCAACCCACCCTGGTCTGCGGTTGTGTTTGGTGAAGGCATGGTTGACAAGGTTGGACTTTATGACGAACGCTTCTATCCCCTATATTTTGATGACAATGATCTTGAGCGGCGTGTGCGCCATCATGGTGTGGCAATCAATCACATTCCTGCAACGGTGCATCACGAAAATAGTTCAACTCTTAATAGCGGTTATCAAGCGGTGAACTCCAAATCATTCGCAGCTAACATGAGGCTGTTCGATGACAAGCAAGCCGAGGGCGATTTCACGCAGGGCGGTTGGACTCTCAAGACTAGAAGGGCAAACAGATGGGATTGACGGTCTACACGGGCGGTTCGTTTGACCTTCTACATTGGGCGCATGGTGAGTTCCTAAAGAAATGCCGAGAACTTGCAGGGCCAGACGGCAAGGTAATTGTTTCTCTAAACACCGATGAGTTCATCATTGCCTACAAGGGCAAAGGGCTGGTTATGAACTATGCCGAGCGAGCCGCCGCTTTGATGCACTTGAAGTGGGTTGATGGCGTTGTGCCGAATGTTGGCGGTGCAGATAGTAAGCCAGCGATTGAGTATGTCAAGCCTGATTTAATTGTTGTTGGCTCGGACTGGGCTAGGCGCGACTACTACACGCAGATGGCCTTTACGCAGGATTGGCTTGACGAGCGTGGCATTGGTTTGGTTTACATCCCTTACACTCAGGGCATCTCTAGCACCGACATTAAGGCACGGTTAGCAAAGCGGTAGAATAGAACTATGGCAATCTCGAACGGTTACGCGACACTAGCAGAAGTCAAATCTGCCCTTCGCATTACAGACACTATTGACGATTCTCTTTTAGAGATGGCTATTGAGTCTGCGTCTAGACTGCTCGACTCATACACCGCTCGCTCGTTCTACAACGCTGGCACAGCCGCTCGCTACTACGCAGCCACCAATGACTATCAGACCGACATTGATGACGCTGTTTCTATCAGCGAGGTTGCAACCGACTTCTCAGCAGACGGCACTTATGACACTATTTGGCAAGCAAGCGACTATGAGGTGCTACCGCTCAATGGGCGTGTAGACGGCTTGCCTGTGCCTTACAACGGCTTGCGAGCAATCGGTGATTACACTTTCCCAATCTACAATGGTGAGGGCTTGGTGAAGGTTACAGGCGTTTGGGGTTGGTCGGCTATCCCTATCGCTATCAAGCAAGCAACAATCATCCAGGCGAGCCGAATCTTCAAGCGCCTAGACTCACCGCTTGGTGTTCTTAGTTCACCAGACTTGGGCTTTATCCGTGTCGGTTCACGCCTTGATCCTGATGTTGCTCAGTTGGTTGACCCTTACAGGATTGTGAAGTTCGCCTAATGGCCTCAATCGCAAGCCTACGAACAGGCAT